CGCCATCCACCGGAAACCCTTGCCATGCTTGCCACTGCACCGCAAATCCAGGCATTCGCCGCAACGCCACACCCGGCCCCGCGGCTGATGGATCGCGTTCGCGAATCGCTGCGGCTGCATCGCTACGCGCTGAGCACTGAGCGCACCTATTGCCACTGGATCAAGCGTTTCATTTTCTTCCATGACAAGCGGCACCCCGCCGAGATGGGCGCGGCCGAGGTCGAGGCCTTCCTCACCCACCTGGCCACGTCCGAGAACGTCGCGGCGTCCACGCAGAACCAGGCCATGAATGCGGTGCTCTACCTCTACAAGAACGTGCTCGGCATCGACCTCCCCTGGCTCGACAACGTCGTGCGCGCCAGGGAAAGCAAGCGCCTGCCGGCCGTGCTCACCCAGCGCGAAACGGCTGCGATGCTGCGCCATGTGCATGGCACCAGCGGCACCATCGTCAAACTGCTGTACGGCACCGGCATGCGGCTGCTGGAAGGTCTTCGCCTGCGCATCAAGGATCTCGACCTCGAGCGCCGCGAGATCGTCATCCGCGCCGGCAAGGGCGACAAGGACCGCGTCACCGTCCTGCCGGCGTCGCTGATCGACGAGCTGCGCGACCACCTGGCCGCGCGACGCATCATGCACGACACTGATCTGGCCACCGGCCATGCCGATGTCGAACTGCCCGACGCCATCGAGCGCAAGTATCCCAAAGCCGCCGCCGAGTGGGCCTGGCAGTACATCTTTGCCGCCAAGAGCTACTCTACCTGCCCGCGCACCGGCGCCTATCGCCGCCACCACGTCGGCGAATGGACCATCCAGCGCGCCGTCAAGGTGGCCGCCCGCGCGGCCGGCATCCCGAAACTGGTGCACCCGCACACCCTGCGCCATTCATTCGCAACACACCTGCTCGAAGGCGGCGCCGACATCCGCACCGTGCAGGAGCTGCTGGGCCACTCTGACGTGAGCACCACCATGATTTACACCCACGTTGTCGCCCGCGGCGGCAACGGAACCATATCACCCCTGGACCGACTATGAGCCGAATCAACTTAATCCCGGCGCCCAACAAGCCCGCGCACAGCGGAGAAACACGAATGACGCCACAAGATTTTATTGACGACCTGCGCGGCCGGATAAACCCGGCCTATGCGGCTGTGCTCGGCACGGAGAGCTACGAGCGCCGGTTGTGCGCGGAAGCGCTGGAAGCGCAAGCCGCTGAGATTGAGAGGCTGCGCGCGCGGATTGAGGCCTACGTCAAAGCCAAGAGACTTCATCACAAAGGATGCACGATATGAATTCTTCGCATCGCAACGCCAGCCGGGCCAAGCGCCGCTGGCAAAAAGATGCCGGCGCGTTTGGCCGCGTCATCAACCGGCTGGAGCCCTTCAGCGCCGCCGAGCTGCTGCGCCTGGAGCTGCCGATCCGCGTGAGCTTTGAGGCGCTCAAGACCGGCGCCGGGACCGAGCAGGACTTCCACGACATCGCCGCGGCGATCAATGTGGCCATCGTGCGCGCCGTCGACATTGACCCGCTGTGCGAGCAGACCGCCACCGACGCGGCCGACGCCTTGATGCGCATGTGGGAGCGCTGGCAGCGCAGCGGCAAGTTCGGCTTCGACGGCCCGGGCCTGGGGCAGGTCGAGGCCGGCATCGAGCTGCATGAGCAACTGTGCCGCCTGAGCACGCCGCTGCAGATGATGCGCGCCATGCAGCGCGTGATTGCGATGCATCGCGAAAAGCTTGGGGGCACGTCATGACCACCGCCCCCAACAACCCCGACCGCTGCGCCGGCCGCACCGAGGGCTGGAACCTGCACGCGCAGTGCCAGAACTGCCAGCGCAAAACAACCGCCGGCGGGGCGCGCCAGTCGCATTTTCTGCCGCCCGTTTTTATTGCCGACAAGTGCCCGATGAGAAAACAATCGTGATCCACAATAAACCATCCATCGTCCAGATCGCCCCTTTGTATCTCGGCAAAGACAACGCTGCGGCTTATCTGTCGCTGAGCACGTCGATGTTCGAGAAGTTGATCGCCCGCGACGACGCGCCCAGGCCGCGCAAGATCAGCCCCGGGCGCGTGGCCTGGCTGGTGGATGACCTTGCTGCCTGGGGCAAGGCCCGCCCCGTCTCCGATCTGCTGCCGCCCGAAGGGGGCGGGCACGGGCGGGCGGGCAAGGCGGCTGGCGCATGAGCGCCCCCACCACTGTGACGGCCCTGCGCCGCAAGGTCGCGCGGTTGGAGGCGCAGCTCAAGGCGCTGCATGACTTTCTGGACCGCGACCGCTCGGCCGAATACCTGATCGCCAGGCGCGAGGCTGATATGCGCGTGCGCGTGGAGCAGGTTATTTCAATTTTGCGGGGGGATGAGTAATGACGACACCAAAAGCGGCAAAATCCCTGCGCTCGCTCGCTGATCAGATCAAGGCGCTCACGGCCGCGCTCGAAGTCGCAAAGCTGGCATGCGACAACAACGCCATGCACGCGGAGCAACTGGCAAAAGAGCGTGACGCGATGGCGGCATTGATTGAGCAAGGCCGCAAAGACCGGGGACTGCTTTTCAAACAGTCGGTGACACTGAGGCGAGAACGCGACATTCTGCGCTCCGCAATTTGCCAGACGCTCAACTCCAATGGCCACCTGGCCGACGGTGAAGTTTGTACACTGCTTGCGCTCAAAGTAGCGCTGCGGAAGGTCGGCCTGCCGTGGGATGGTGACGCCGGAGATAAGCTGTGAGCGAAGCGAATCAGATTGAGCGACCTGTTATGCCGGGGGATGCCAACCCGCAAGCATGGAAGCCGTCATGGGAAACCGCGCCTGCGTGGGCTGGGATGCTTGCGCTGTGCGGTAACGGGCACTGGTATTGGCTTTCTCATGGCGGCGACCACCATGTACTGCGGGGACGGCGCCTTGTGGTGCAAGGGCCTCACGCATGGTCGGTTGTTGCGAAGGTTGGCCCGCGCGGCTTTTTATGCACTGCGGACGAAGCCAAATCACACTGGGAGAAAAGACCATGACAGCACAGACAAAAGCAGATCACATGCGCCAACTTTTGCGCCAATCTGAGTGGGGCGCGAGCGAGCTAGCCGAACAGGCCGATGCGCTGCCCTCACAGGCGCTGCGCCTGATACAGCGTGAGATTGCGGCTGGAAATGTTGAAGCCGTTGGGTCGCGCGCTATCACTTGCAAAGGCCGGTTCAGCGTGACTGTCAAGACTTACACATGGTGCGGAGACGATGACTTGATTACAGCAGCGCTTCGGGCTGCTGAGTACCTGCGAGATAGCGCGCCGGATGATTTGGGGAGGTCACTGAGCAAGCACTTATTCAGGCTTGCAGACCCGCGACCTGGTGCCACGGCATAACGCCTGAGTTCAGCGGCTGCCGAAGGCAGTCCGCTGGAACGACGGGTTAGGCAGCACAAACGAACGAAGAGGAAACCATGAAACTTGAGATTGAGATTACCGAAGAAGAACTGCGGAGTGCGATTGAGCGCAAGGTGCGAACCGCTGTAGCCGACCAGACGAACAGCTACGGCACGGACGCCTACATCAAAGAGCAGGTAAAGGCGCACTGGAAAGCGGCGGTTGATGCGCTGGTTGCCGAGGCACTTAACGACAGCAAGACGCTGCGCGAAAAGATCGCGGCTGAACTGGAAAAGAAGCTGCGGGCGCAATTGGCTGCGGCACTCAAGAATGCGGCCTAACTTGAATTCTGCGACACGTCCCAATAATTAATTACTGCAACAGCCTAGATAGGCGGTCAAGATGGGCGGACAGGCGCCCCAGCCACTCCACGCGCTCAGCGTCGTAGGTGTAGGCGTTGTAGGTCCCCACAATCTCGCTTGGCATGTGCCCGATGATCGCCTCGCCGATCTCGTTTGGGCAGCCCAGGCCCGCGAGCAGTGTGCGCGCGGTGCGGCGAAGGTTGTGCGGCGTCCAGGGCGCCATCGGCAGGATCAACCCCTCGCACTGGCGGCGCTTGTCTTTTGACGACCCGGCAAACAGGCTATTGACGTAGGTCGAAAAGTCCTTTTGCTCGTACTGCTCGCCGCGCGCATCCTCGAACAAAAAGCCCGACGCGCCCACACTAATGAGCCGGCGCTGCACCACGGCGAGCGCCTGGCCAAACAGTGGCACGCGCAGATCAACGGCCAGCGCCTGGCGCGCGTTCTTGGTTTGCGCCTTGGGCATGGTCCACCACCACTGATCCCCCTCCTTTTTAACCTGCCCGGCTCGCATCCCCAAAATCTCGCCCCCGCGCGCGCAGCTCCACAGATACATGACGGTCGTGTCGCGCCCAAGCGTGTGCATATTGGGCAGCCAGGCCAGCAGCGCTGCGACCTCGCTGGCCTGGAGCACGCGCCGGGTCTGGCCCACATGCTCGCCTCCCACGATCTTGCCTTTGCTTTTGAGCCGGCCGCGCATGACCGACCTCCACCAATTGGGCGTGTTGCCGTCGATCGCGCCCGAGTCGAGCGCAAGATCCCAGGCCGAGCCGAGCAGCGAGCGTAGCTTTTGGGCGGCCGTTGGCGTAGCTTTTCGGGCGTCGAGGACGTCAAATGCATCTTTGCGGTTGACCTGCTCGGCCGGTTTGTTGGCAAAGTCCGGATCCGCGTCGAGCAGCGCCTGCAGCGCGCGGGTGGCGGCCAACGCCCCGGCGGGCTTGCGCGCGGGATCGATGACGCCGGTGATGTAATCGGCCACAAGGTCGCGCACGGTGTAGACCTGGGGCGCGGCGCGCGCGACCTGCTCGGCCTGCCGTCGGGCTTTGCGCTCTGTCACGGGGTCGAGGCCGCTGGCGCGCTGCTCGCGCAGGGCCAGCCACGCGGCCGCCGCTGCAGCCGCGCCCACGGCGGGCCACTGGCCAAGCGCGACTTGCTTCATACGCCCGTCAGAGACCGACTTGTACCGGTACGTCCAGGTCTTGCGCGATGCCGTGGCCACCAGGCGCAGGCCCGGGCAGCCCTCAATTACGAGATGGTCGCCGGCCTGCAGCAGCTTGGCCGCGCGTGGGTCGAAATACATGGCCCTATACTCTCCCCGTGGCTGCCACGCCGGGGAATCGGCGAGGCGGCGTAGGGACTGGCTAAAACCTACGCCAAAACCTACGCCTCTAGCGTAAGTGTATAGGGGTTTTAATACGCGCAAATATGGGGCAATGAAATTGCAGTCGGGCGAAAATCCCTTATAATTCAGCCACTTAGAGAGAAAATCCGTTGTGAATCAACGGGTTACAAAACGCGGGTGTAGTTCAATGGTAGAACGAATTCCGCCAATGAAGACTGGCAGTTTTAGCAAAAACCTACGCCAAAACATACGCCTTGCGGGCCCTATTGATCGGGCGTATGCCGCCCCGCCTCGATGTCCAGAATCTGATTGACCTGGCTGCTCACTTCGGCATACCGGGCGCGGCAGATGGCAATGGCGCCGGCTGCGTCGCGCTCGGTCGCAAACCGGAGGCCTGCACCGGTGGCAACAGCTGCGGGCGCACTCGCAGACTCGCCGGCAGCGGCTCGCACTGGCTCACGACCGAGGCCGTTGAGCACGCCGACAACAGACTCGTCAAAGCACTCACGGCCAGAAAGCAAAGCAATTTTTTCACGCGCGTCTCCTAATTTTGTGTTGAGTGTGGCCAGCGCCGTGACGTGGGCGCCGGCCGCTGTGTCGATGGCCCGGATCTGGCGCTTGGCAGCGCTAGCGCGCACGTCGGCTGCGGCCATGTCGGCCCGCGCCTGCACGCCGAGCTGCCATTTGATGCCGCCTGCGCCGCCGGCTGCAAAGATGACGGCGGCGATGGCAGCCTGGATGGCCCAGCTCACGCCAGCCCCACAATCCCGGGCACGACGCCCGCGTCTGTGATCGTCAGCACGCGGTTGATCGCGCGCTCTGGCATATGCGTGGACACGTGCACCCACTGCTTGCCCTTGACGCCCTCCAGAATGATTTGCCCGATGCCCAGCGTGCTCACCAGCGGCGCGAGCAGCCGCGCCACGTCGGAGGCCGACCCAAAGCCCGGCGCGATAAAATCAGCGGCGTGGCCTTGCGTGTGATCTGAGCTGGTGACGCCACCGACGGCGCGATTGAGCGGCGGGCAGCGGTAGCCGCTGGTCACCGTCACCGGCACATCGAGCGTGGAGCGGATGCGCTCCAGCATCTCGGCCAGCAGCATCATGCGCGGCATCAATTCCGGTGGTGGGGTGTTGTCGAGGCCGAGCTGGCGGGCTTTGCTGCTCGCGGTGAGTTCGGCCAAGGTGAAGTGGGGGGACAGCTTCATTTGCCGGTCCTCCAATATTCGGCCCAGTGCCACCAGAGTGCAAAAATGATCGGGTTCATGGGGTGTCCTTTGAATCAATTCCAAGCCGGCGCTCCAGCACGCGCTGGCCTGCAGACTCCAGCGCATTGAGTCCGCGGGCGCCGGCGTGGCCGGCCATGCCGATGATGGCGGCGGTCAGCAAGGGCGGCAGGCCCCACCACTCGCACAACCAAAAAGCCGTCAAGCCGGCGAAGGCGCTGACGCACAGCTCTCCGACCAGGGCAGCGATGTTCCAGCCGATCAGCTCGCCCTTGCGCACTTTGATCCACCAGTTCGCGAAGCCGCCCAGCAGCGCTGTGGCCAGCACGATGCCGTATTCCTGCAGCGAGTAAGACAGCGGGGTTTTGAGCGCGATTTGCGCGTGCGCCGCCAGCGGGGCCAGCAAGTACGCGCTCAGCAGCAGGGTGACTATCAAGCGCATGATTTTTTTACTCTCAGGGTGCGGGGGCGAACACAGGGACAATTTGCACGACAGGCTCGGTCACGGTGACCGGCGTAATGACCGTGGGGACCACTTGCACAACGGGGGTGATCACGGGCGCTGGCGTCGTGGTGTCGTTGCTGTCGCTGTAAGCGCCGCTGCCCAGTGTGCCCGTGCCTGAGAGCGTCTGATTGGCATTGGAGACAGCGTGCGAATCGACCGCGTGGCTGTCGGTGCTTGTCGTCGTCACCGTGCTGATGTTGGCTTGCGGCGCAGCGGGGGCCTGCACCATCCCGGCGATGCCTACAAAGGCACTGGTCGTGCTGATGGCCGTGGCCGTGGCGTTGTTGCTCTGCACCGTGCCCAATTTGACATTGGCTGCGATACCCGCGATCTGCGTCAAGCCGGGCACCAGGATGGACGCCCACTGCAGTGCGGCATTGGGCGCGGGGGCTTGTAATTGCGTGTTGCCAGCGCCCAGCGCCAGCGCCATCACGGCGGCGACCTTGGCCGACGAGTCGCCCGACTTGGCGATTTCGGTCAGCGCGCTTGACCGGGCAACGCTGGCGGCCTCGGCCGATTTGGCGTACTGGGCGTACTCGGTGGACGCGCAGCCGGTGAGGGCCAGGGCGACAAGCAGGAGGGTGAGCAGGGTTTTCATGGGGCGCCTTTCGGTGTGGGGTGGTGGATTGGGGCGGGTGATCAAATCAACCGGTACTGTTCGGCCAGGTACGATTTCTGGCAGTGCTCGCGCTCGGCCCAGGTAAACGCCCAGTCAATCGCCGGCCTGAAAATCCTGCCCTGCAGGCGCCCCGCCTGCTCCAGCCGGTAAGCGGCGGCGCTCATGGTTTCGTCGGGGTTGGAGTGGCCGAGCGTGAGCAAACAGAAGATGAGCTGATCGAGCGCGACAAGCAGATTGAGTAGGCGGCGCTTCATTCACCGAGCTCCGTCATCAACTCAGGGACAGTATGCGGGCAGGGGCCGATAGGGGAATAGTCGTAGTCGGTCGACCCCGTGGCTTTGCGCGTGTAGTACAGCACCCAGATCGCCTTGCTCCAGGCTTTGATCGCCAGGCTCACGGGCAGGCCTTGCATCACGCCGATCACGAGCAGGCCGACTGCAGTGCCTGAGATTTGAGCGAACTCGTAGTCGTGTGCCGCTTGCCACAGGGTAGCAACACGCATGGTTTCGGTGTTGGCCTGATTGGCAACAATCTCTTCGGCGCTGCGCGGCGTGGCTGTCAGGCTACCGTCCGGGTTTTCCGAGGTCGTGAAAAGAGTGTCGTCCGGGTACACCGGGTCAGGCACTTCGGTGATGCCCATGGCGGCGCGGTTATCGGCGTCCAGGAACCAGCCACGCGGGTACTGAGTTTCGGCGACGGTGCGCTGCGCGGCTATGTCGATCTTCAGTCCATCAAGTAAGTACATTTTGTGGCTCCTGTGCGGTCAGGCTGATGCGCAGCGGGTCATGATTGGGGGCTATCAGCACGGCATCTTTGGGGATCAGCCCGGCATCCTGCAATGCCTTGAAGGTAAAGGGGTTGCTCATCGCGTTGTGCAGCTTCGCCGGACTGGGCCTGCCGTTGGCAATGATCTCTGACTGAATCTCTCTGCCTACAACGGCGGTGAACTCGTTGGCAGCATTGGCTTCAAACATTTGTTCGTCGGTGTAGCCGGGGATGCGGGAGAGTTCCGCTGTGGCGTAATACTCCTTGAGCAGCTTTTCCAGACAGGCAATCTCGTCCTCATTCTGGCGGAAGGACTCGGCCTGGACTTCGTGAAACGACTCAAGCTCAAGGATTTCCGCCTGCAGATTCAAGATCAGGCTCGGACGTGCGCGGTTGTCTTTCAGGTCCTGCAGCTCACATAGCTTGGCCTGATACTTGAGGCGGGCGACTTCTTCGAGCACAGCCGCCCGTTTGCGTCCACCTAAAAAACCGTGCAGGGTCTGAATCTTGGCCCACACGGTTTCTCCGATGACTTGGTAGCGATAGTTGAATTCTGAGTTTAGTTTTGACATTTGTTTTATCCGTATGAGGCCCCTGCGAGTAGATACCTGGCTGTTCCTACCCCTGTTGTGTCGGCCGCGACAACACCTGTGTTTGAGACGAGGTTGGTCATAGATGCATTAGCTGTGGTATACCCGTACCCGAACAGGGCTCTATCCGTACCGTAGCCCGCTGCGGCCACCCAAAACCTGGCTGTTCCTACCCCTGTTGTGTCAGCCGCGACAACGCCTGTGTTTAATACGAGGTTGGTCATGGATACACCTCCTGAAACATACCCATAACCAAAGATGGCTTTATCTGTTCCGTATCCCGCCGCCGCAAGGGCGTGCCGCGCTGTTCCCACCCCCGTCGTGTCTGTTGCAACAACGCCCGTGTTTAATACGAGGTTGCTCATGGACAGGTTTGCCGCGTTGGTCCCATATCCGAAAATGGCTTTGTCCGTCCCGTAGCCCGCTGCAGCTAACCCTCGCCGCGCTGTACCTACCCCAGTCGTGTCTGATGCAGCAACGCCTGTGTTTGATACGAGGTTGGTCATGGAAACAACTGACCCTGTGAGTCCGTAACCGAAGATGGCTTTGTCCGTTCCGTAGCCTGCGGCCGGGCCCTGATACCTGGCTGTGCCTACTCCAGTGGTGTCTGTTGCAACAACGCCTGTGTTTGAGACGAGATTGGTCATTGAGTTAACAGTGCCGGTGTATCCATAACCGAATATGGCTTTGTCGGCGCCGTAGCCCGCCGCGCCAGGCCCAGACCTCTGCGTTCCGACTCCAGCGGTGTCAGTGGCGACGACACCTGTGTCGGAGACGAGATTGCTCACTGATTGGTACGTAGCCTCATTCGTCCCATATCCAAAGATCGCTTTTCGCCCGACCGCAACAACAGCCCCGCCCCACAGCATAGGCACGCCGCCTACTATCATTTCACGTCCTTCAGTAATTGACAGGTTGCCCGCGTAGCAGATTCGACGTTGTACGCAAATACATCAACGGCCCCCACCACGGCTGTCAAGGTGGGGACCGTGCCGCCTGCAAACTTCCAAAACGTGTTGTAAGCCAGCAGCCTTGCGGTTGCACCCTGCGTGATCGTGATCACACCAGACTGCCCCGCCACCGGGTTACTGGGCGCTGCGAGCGTGGTGTTCTCGGAGGTTGTGTGTGAGAAGTTGTTGTTGGTGGCGAGGTTGACCGCCATGCTTGCAGCCGTGCTTGTGAGCGCAGTCACGCCGCCGATCTGAGCGCCTGTGAAGGCGTTGCTTGTCAGGTTGGCCTTGCCCGACAAGTCCTGATCGCCTGTGTTCGTTCCGTTCGCGGAGCCCGTGCCCGTGGCGTAGGTGCCCGCGGGTTGCTTCTCAGCGTCAAGCTCTTGTAACGCCGCCTGAACGTCCGTGGCTGAGATGTTGCCGGCGGGGGCGAAGCTGACGCCAGAGGCGACGGTGCTGCCTGCCGGGCCTGTGGCGCCTGTGGCGCCAGTGGCGCCTGTGGCGCCAGTGGCGCCAGTGGCGCCCTGGATGCCCTGGATACCTTGAGCGCCAGTGCCCCCTGCAGGGCCGGCCGGACCCTGAATACCCTGGGCGCCCTGAATGCCTTGCTGGCCCTGTTGGCCAGCGGCTCCGAGCGCGGCCCAGGTGGGGGTGGCTGCGGACAAAATCCAATAAGTACTGTCGCTGAGCTGGAGCGCGAGCCGGCCAACGTCGCCAGCGGCAAAACCGGTCGCTGCCAGGCGCGCGGCTTCGTTCGCATACTCGTAATTGTGCGGCTTGTGAATCTCGCCCGGGGGGATGTCGACGTGTTCCATTTGATCAAATTCCGGTTACGGTCACATATTCGCCATTGACGGTGACGGCCACGCCGCCCACGGTCGCTGTGTCGGCAGGCAGTGCGCCGCCGGGGAACCAGGCGCGCATCTGCGCGTAACTGGCGCGCACCCAGGCGGCGCCTTGCTTGACGACAAATTCGTCGGGCACGGCGTTGCTGGCCAGCGCCAGGCCGGAGGGGTCGAAGCCGGCCGCGCTTGATCCGCCACCGCCACCGCCCGACGCGCCTTTGTCGCCGCGCGCGCCTTTTTGCCCGCGCAGGTCGACGGTGTCGCCCCAGGATCCGTCTGGCTTTTCGAAGCGCAGGCCGGTGCCTATCCATTCGTGGTCTGGGGTGTCGCCTTTGTCGCCCTGCTTGCCGTTGATGCCGCGCTCGCCATTGATCCCGTCTTGCCCGTCCACGCCCGGCTGTTCACAATCATCTACACCTACAACGCCGGCGCCGGGCGGTATGAGGCGACATCGTCGGACAAGTAAGAAGGCCAATTCTGTGCACAAATTTTGATACTTTGCACAAGCATTGCGGCACCCTTGGCCGCATGGCATTTACCACCACCCCGCGCCGCCCCTTAAATCTGTGCAGCCGTTTTAACGCCGTTGCACACCCTTTGCGGCACCCTTAGCCACCATGGCATTTACCACCACCGACCTAGCCGCCATCGACGCGGCCATCAGCAGCGGCGAGCTCACCGTGCGCACCGCCGACGGCAAACAGGTCACGCTGCGCAGCCTCTCGGAGCTGCTGCAGGCGCGCCAGCTCATCGCATCAAGCGTGGCGGCCGCGTCAAGCGCGCCCCGCTTGTACCCGCGCCACCAGCTGGCCGACTTCTCGGACTAACACCACACCCATGGCCACCCCCAAAAACACCCTGGCCGACCGCGTCGTCGCCTGGATCAACCCGGTGGCGGCCCTCAAGCGCGCCCACGCGCGCACCGTGCTGAGCTACTACGAGGCAGCCAAACCCGACCGCACGCGCAAGGGCCGCCGGGAAACGGGCAGCGGCAACGACGCGGTGCTGCGGGCGGGCGCCACCCTGCGCCAGACCGCCCGCCACCTGGAGCAAAACTACGACCTGGCGCTCGGCGTCCTGAACACCCTCGTGGCCAACGTCGTGGGCCCCAACGGCATCGGCATCGAGCCGCAGCCGCGCCGCTCCGACGGCAGCATTGACGACCCGCTCGCGCGCCAGATCCTGGAGCTCTGGAAAGACTGGTGCATTGCGCCCGAAGTCACGAAGCAGCACGACTGGGCCAGCGCGCAGCGCCTGCTCGCGCGCTCGTGGTTTCGCGACGGCGAAGTGTTCGGCCAGCTCGTCAGCGGCCTGATCCCCTCGCTCGACCACGGCACGCGCGTGCCGTTCTCCATTGAAATGCTGGAGGCCGATTTTGTGCCGATGCAATACAACACAAGCGCGCCGGCCACCGTGGTGCAGGGCGTGGAGATCAACGCCTGGGGCGCGCCCACGGGCTACCACGTCTACAAAGCCAACCCCATAGACGGCGGCTCGGCGCTCAGCGGCGCAAACCAGACCAAGCGCGTGGCAGCAAGCCACATGCTGCACCTCAAAAACGTGCACCGCATCCGCCAGATGCGCGGCGTCAGCGTTTTTGCGAGTGTGCTCACCCGCTTTGACGACCTCAAGGACTACGAAGAGAGTGAGCGCATTGCGGCCAAGATCGCCGCGAGCATGGCAGCGTTCATCAAAAAAGGCAGCCCGGACCTGTACGAGCCCAGCACCACCAACGATGGCCAGCGCCAGATGAAGTTCCGCCCCGGCATGGTGTTTGACGACCTGCGCCCCGGCGAAGAAATCGGCATGATCGACACCAACCGGCCCAACCCCAATCTGGAAACCTACCGCAGCGGCCAGCTCAAAGCCATCGCAGCCGGCGCCGGCCCCACGTTTTCAAGCATCGCGCGCAGCTACGACGGCACCTACAGCGCCCAGCGCCAGGAGCTGGTCGAGGGCTATGTGGTGTATGGCACCTTGTCCAACGAGTTCATCGGCCGCATCGTGCGCCCGGTCTACGAGCAATTCATCACTGTGGCCATTGCCAGTGGCCAGCTCAAAGTGAGCGCCGGCGTGCGCGCCGAGACCCTGAAAGATGCCGCCTACATGCCCCCCGCCATGGTCTGGATTGACCCCAAGAAAGAGGCCGAGGCCCTGGGCTTGATGGAAGACCGCTGCTACGTGAGCGGCCCCGAAATCATCCGCAGGCGTGGCGGCAACCCCGGCGACACGCTGGAGCAGCAGGCGCGCTGGGTGAGCGACAAAGAAGCGCGCGGCATCCCCGCCAACGCGGCCCTTGACGCGGCCAACAACGCCGCCGCCGAACAGGCCGAGGCGCGCGCCACGCTCGCGGCATTGGCCGAGACCCTCCAGGACTGAG